GTCTTTACTCATTACTACTTGCCTCTCTCCTCATGTAGTAGTGAGCTTTCTAAAACTATTCCTTTGCGAAGCATATTGTAGGTTGTCCTGTCGAGATAGTTTTAGAAAGAATTTTATTAATTCTATAAGGTAATATTTATGGCTAATAAGAATCCTAACAAATCTACGAGATTTGACGGGGAAAAGTCGAACAGAAATACGAAATCAAATAGTAAAGTTCGCATCCAGAAATCTAAGCTTCGTGATACTGCTGCCAAGCTCCGAGAGCTGGAAAGTAAGTGCCTAGAAAACATTAAGAACAGTGTTGAAGGAAAAGAAGTAGAACCTAAACAGCTTGATTCTTCGAAGTGGGTTATCAACTCCCTGATCAGTCTGGACCGTGCAGCTAGTCAAGAAGAAGCATCCCTCACTAAGATTCGTCTTGAAGGGAAAAGAGATGAGGACGATGAAGCTGATCAACAGGAAGCTGCTGAGATTGTAAAGCTTGTGCCTCGTTTGAAGCGTACGTTTGATGAAAATGATGTAAAGAAAGATGATTAAACTTTCTAATCTTGATCCATCTAAAATCAAACCATCTCCTAGAGAAGAAACTTTAGAACGTCTTAAGAAGTGGACAGAAGCTCAAGAGAAACTTGAAAAGGTTTGCAAAGAACTTGGTATTCCAGTTCCTGTTATGGTTTGTTAAAGAATTCCCGGACTGCCTAGTTCTGGAACCCGTGGTTCTGGCGGACCACTGATGTAAATGACTGCTGGAAAGACAGCATGTGGTGAAGGCATCCGAACTATTGCGGGTGAGAGTTCAGTCTAGAGGAAGTGTTCTAGGATTGACAACTATACTATAAGGGAGTGATACATCATTCTCTTGATTCAAAGCAGACGAGGCTGCCCAACTAAAAGCCTATGCTGTCTGTCTATAGGCTATAATTCCTCAGTACAAGACACCTAAAATAAATATAATAAAGGTGTTTCATGGCTACTACCATTCCAGATTTACAAATCAATAATACTGCCTACTTAGATTTATACGCAGCAACAGGAATTCCTGTAGGCACTCGTCTAGTGATACAGAATAAGACCACTGTTGGTGCCTTCCTCCAAATAAAGAATTTTCAACCAGCTTCAAACTCTCAAGATGGAATCTTTCTAGAAGCTTACAAGTTTTATATTCTAGATGCTAACGAGGTTGGATGCTGGGTTAAAGGTATGACAAAGCTCTCCGTTCAGGAGATTGTTTAATGCCTGCTCATCCTTATTTCCCTTCGCTGAATGAGAATACCTCTGGATCTGTTAATTCTGTTAATGGAGAGCAAGGAGATGTTGTCCTAACTGCTCAAGATTTACAAGCTCAGCCTCACTCAGATATCTTGACAGATATTGCAGCTATTATGATGCCTGATAATAGCTTGTTGATGGTGAACAATGTAGGTGACTTTACTCCCGCAAGTTGTATGCCTGCTGGAGTTGCGTGGTTAGGTTATTCGACTGTAGACCAACAGAAAGCCCACTTGTCATATTCTCAAGCGGCTGACTCTGGAAGCTACAATGACTTGAGTGATAAGCCAAGCATTCCAGACGCTCAAGTAGCCAGCGATTGGAACTCAAGTGGCGGTGTTTCTCAGGTGTTAAACAAACCTATTCTGTCATCAGTAGCCCTATCAGGGTCATACAACGATCTAACGAATAAGCCTACTATTCCTTCGGCACAAGTGCCATCTGATTGGACTTCTGTAAGCGGTGTGAGCCAGATACTGAACAAACCAACATTGTTCTCTGGAAACTACTCTGATCTTACTGGAAAGCCAAGCCTATTCAGTGGCAGCTATGTAGACCTTACAAACAAGCCCGTGTTGTTTGATGGGACATATACAAGCCTGACAGGTAAGCCTACAACGTTTACTCCCTCTGTTCACAACCAAGCTTGGTCAACGATTACATCTACACCAACTACTTTATCTGGTTACGGGATTACTGATGCTTATCCTCTGTCCAGTAATCCAAGTGGTTATCTGACAAGCGCCTCTTTGAGTAGCTACAGGAAGACTGAAACATTCTTAGGAACTACGGATGCAAATGGTAACTTTACAATTACATTTGCAAACACTTACAGTACACCACCAGACGTTCAACCTCAGATAATCGGCGGCACATTCAATCAGTCTATCAGGGTTGTGTCTGTGACAAATACTGGCTGTGTTGTACAAGCAGCACAACGCAATCTTGTAACATTGCTTTCCGTTGAAGTGTTACTAGGAGCTACAGTAAATCTTGTAGGGGCTTCTGTTACCGTACAAGTTACTGCAAGAGTCTAAATGATTTACCAGTTGCCTTTGAGATATAGGGCAACTTAATAAGTTATTTGCTATTTATTTTTAGAAACACTTGACAGCAGTGATAAATGTTTGATACACTTCATCCTCAAGATTAAGAACACGAGGAGAATTTAAATGAATCGATATATGTTGTACGTTACAGGTAATGATAGCCTCGGCTACAACTTCATGAAGAACGTGGTAGAAGCTTCCAATAAAGGCGCTGTCCTTCAAGAAGACAAAGTACCACGACTGAACTATCCACATAGTTGCTGGATGTATATTGAAAGCAAAGAGATGTTGGAAGATAGTCCGGGCTTTCGTTATCAAGTAATTCAAGAGAATTATACGAAAGAACAACTTGAAGATATGCCTATTGAGGAAATTCGACCAATCCTTGCCCGCCGGGGCATTAAAGGTCGCGATAAATCAAAGATGATCAAGCAGTATCTTGCCACTTGTGATGGCGGCGAGAAGGCTTCGGAAGAAGCCGAGTAAAACAATTTAATTAATCCGCTATGGAGCAAGACGCTATGTCAAAAGTAATATTTGCAACAAAGATGCAGAAAGAAGTTTTGGAAAGCAATGAGAAGCTGACAGTGATTACGGCAGAGCCGGGAGCTGGTTCAACTGTAGCCCTTCTGATGAAGGCTTATAAAGAAGCTAGCGACAATCATGATGTCAATGTTACTTTCTTTGTACGAACCAAATGGGATATTCAACTACCGGGTGGTGTTCGCTCTGAGTTCATGAAACTGTTTGGTGAAGATGTTCGCTATTCTGAAACTTCCTGCATTGCAACCCTGAAGAATGGTTCAAAGATTAAGTTTGTAGCCTGTGATAAAGGTGTGGAGTCAACACTCGGCTTTGCTAAGGATTTAGTACTATACGACATCAGTATCCCTAAAGACTTTGTTCTAGCTCATCTCTTCCGAGCTAATAAGATGGTCATTGTTGACTCAATTGAGAATCTTGAAAAAGATGACTCTTGGGCAAACATTGCTAATCTTCTAGATAAAGTTGATGGCAAGATCACTGGCTTCTGTGATTCTGTGAATCATATCACTGGGACAATTGAAGAGAACTTCTTGTTTGAGGGTGATAGAGAGCATTACAAAGAGTTGGTGATGCAGTCAATTCCCGGACGAATGAAAGTTCAGTTTGGGAGTGTTGTGTAATGGTTAGTCGTAAGTATGTTGAGGGTGCTACATTTGGTCAGCTTACAATTGTAGGAATGGCTCCGAGACGAGGAACTAATAAATTTGTTTATTGTACTTGTTCTTGTGGTAATCCAGAAACTATTGAAGTGTTCATTGGCAACTTAGGCCGAGGACATACTACATCTTGTGGTTGTGCTTTTAAAGAAGCTATTACCAAACACGGACTTCACAATACTCTAGAATATAGAGTAAGAACTTATATGATCCAACGTTGCTACAATGAAAACCACGACTCTTATTTGGACTATGGTGGACGTGGAATTAATGTCTGTGAGCGTTGGTTAGAGTCAGTTGAGAATTTTTATACTGATATGGGTCCATGCCCTGATGGTATGACTCTAGAACGTATTGATGTCAATGGTAACTACTGCCCTGAAAACTGCAAGTGGGATACACCCAGTAATCAAGGTTATAACAAACGTATCCGTGAGTCTAACACATCAGGAAGAACAGGTGTTTATTGGGCTGAACGAGAAGGTTTTTGGAAAGCTCAAATAGGCTATATGGGTAAGGTGTTTTCTCTCGGATCAAGCACATCTTTTGAAGAAGCTGTTAAACTAAGAGAAAAAGCCGAACTACACTATTATGGATGGATTAAGGAATAAGAATGACTGACGCAGTGACTATTGGTCCTGCGTCCCCCTTCCAAGAAAAGTATCTGAACTCCGATGCTCAGATAATGTTGGTTGGAGGGGCGGCAGGAAGTTCTAAGAGTTACGTGGGTTTGATGAGGCACCTACGCTTTGTAGATGATCCAAATTATCGAGCATATTGCATCCGAAAGAACTCCAGTGCAATTATGGCTTCTGGTGGTTTGTTTTGGGAAGCCGTTAAATTATATACTCAGTTTGATCCTAAGATTAAAGTAAAACTAAAAGATCAGAAGATTGTATTTAGTAGTGGTGCTGAGATTAGCTTCTCTCACTATGAGAATGATACAGCAGCTAAGAAATATCAAGGTAAATTGATTGCCTAGTGTAGTGGTGACATTACACCGTAACTTGGTTAATTCGGTGAAACCCCTAACGTAGAGTCGAGGGCAATACCGAGCGAAGCCCGAAAGGGAACGTGTAACGACTATCGCGAAAGCGAGTAGCCCTAAGTGGGGCGAAACACCAAGCATCTCGTTGAGATGGAGATATAGTCTGATCTATATGGAAACATATAGCTGCGAAAGCGGATAGGTGATTAACGCTACCTATTGAACAAACAATGATTCAAATTTCAAACATTTTCTATGATGAGGTAACTCACGCAGATAATGAAGATCAACTTTGGTGGTTATGGTCACGTCTTCGTTCCGATTCAAAGAACATCCATTCAATGTGGTGGTCTTGCAATCCGGATAACGGGAGTTGGGTTCTTAAGTACGCCATGCCGTTTTTGTACCCTGAAGGCCACGAATTAGCTGGTCGTCCAGACCCTGCAATGAATGGTGTTGTTAGGTATCTACTGCGAATTAACGGTGAACTTTCTTGGGGAGAAACTCCGGAAGAGTTGATTGAAAAGCACGGTAATCCTGACCTACCCCACGACCATGAAGACCAAGTAAAACCAATTAGCTTCCAAGGTTTGTTCGGGACTATTGATGATAACCCTCCACTTAAAAAATCTAACAAACTTTACAAAAGTAATTTAGAAGCCTTGCCAACTCTGGACAAGGAGCGGTTACTACACGGCAATTGGTTTGCGCGTGCTTCTAATTCGACGTACTATTCCAGATCGACTGTACCAGAACTACTTGAGATTCCACACGAATCTGAGTTTGTTAAGATTGTTCGTGCCTACGACGTTGCTGGTACTCTACCCCATGATGGTAATCGTGAGACAGATTATTTTGCGTCTGTAAAGATGGGTAAGTTGAAGAGTGGTAATTACGTAATCTTAGATGTTTGCCGTACACGTATTACCTTCGGCGATTGGTTCTCTCATATCTGTAGTAATGCGGAAAGAGACGGTCATAACGTAGAAATAATCTTACCTGAAGATCCTAACCCAGCTTCAAAAGCATCTACAGTCTTGCTTGCCCGTTCATTGATTGAACAAGGTTATATAACCAAGACAAGACGTTCTGCTGGTGGTAAGTTAGACTCCTTTAGACCTTTTGCAGCATCCGCTGAACTTGGTGTGGTCTCTATTGTTAGAGATTGTGCTAATGACCTTTGGAATAAGGTTGTTAATAACAATGACTTCTTCCACGCTGAGTTGGAGAATTTTGATGGAAAGCGCCGTAGCGGCCCCCTAGGCCACGACGATATGTGCGACTGTTGTTCTCTAGCTTTCCTCTTTCTGGCACAAAAGATTAATATACCAAACTTTTCGTCTGGTTTACTTTCAGCGAAACTTACCAATACTAACCCCTTCCTTAATGCAGGAGCTTAAATGGCTGACGAAGCAGAAATCTCCCTAGAGGCAGGGGACAATGAAATCCCAACTCTTTCTCTTGGGGAAGCTGGCTATAATGGCCTTCGGGTTTTAGGCGGCGAAATTCTTGAAGAATGTTCTCATGAACTGCGTTGGCCGCAAGCGATGCAGACTTTTAAACGTATGGAAAAGGACGGGGCTATTGCTCCAGCACTTGCATATGTGGAAATGATGATTTCTCGTGTTGACTGGAGTGTAAAGATTCCAGAAGGCTACGAAGAACAACTTAAAGATAAAGCTATCTACATGCGTCAAGTTATGAATGATATGGAACACGATTTCAAGTCTTTCATTAAACAAGCTGTAAGCTTTAATCGGTACGGTTTTGCACCAGTTGAAAAGGTTCTAAGACTGAGATACCGAGATAAGGGCTCTCAATATAATGATGGGCTTGTTGGCATTAAGAAGCTTGTACTTCGTTCACAAGACACAATTGATAGCTGGAAATTTACAAACAAGGGTCGTGATCTTGCTGGACTCTATCAGTGTGTAAATATCCAGAGCAACCGTGCTGCTAATTCTTACGAAGAAGTTGCAAACTATACTTACGAAGATAATATCAAATTTATCCCTCGTAAAAAGTTCATGCTCTTTCGCTCAAATCCAATAAAAAACAACCCGGAAGGGCAATCCCCTCTAGTTGGTTGCTGGTCGGCATGGAAGTATAAGACAGCCTACCAAGAGTCCGAAGCTATTAGCGTAGCTCAAGATTCAAATGGGTTCAAGGTTCTTTACCTCCCCCCACAGTATATGACTGAAGATGCTTCTGAAGATAATAAAGCAGTCTTTGAGCACTATAAAACTGTAATTAAGAACATGCATCAGGCCAAGGAATCAGGACTAATCCTCCCCTTGATCCTAGATGACAACGGTAAGAAGATGTTTGAGTTTGAGATTATGTCTGTAACAGGGCAAAAGTCTTACGACACAAACGCCATTATCCAACGTTATACAGCAGAAATCCTTACGGCTTTGTTTGCTGACTTCCTATCTCTTGGTAGTAACGGTAGTGGTAGCTTCTCTCTTGCAGAGTCAAAGATTAGTGTTGTTGAGATGGCTATTCAATCAAAGCTGGATGAGATTAAAACTCAACTTAACTTTGACCTTGCCAAACAATTATTTAAGTTGAATGGTTGGTCAACCGACGTAATGCCTGAATGGACTTACGGCGAGATTGGTAAAGTCTCTATGGACGAAATCGGTAAGTTCGTACAACGAGTTTCCGCAGTATCCATGATGCCTAAAACACCACAAGTTGTTAACTGGATTATGGAACAAGCCAATATTCCTTATAAAGTTGACCCAGATACTTCTATCGGGGACTTGTCTGAGATGCTTACACCAATGACTTCAGGTGCAGCTCAAGGTATGACCTCCGGTATGAGCAACGGCGTTGGAGGTTCTAATGGATCTTCGGGAGACAGTTCAACCAGTAATACGGAAAATACATAGTGAGAGAACTAAAGGATAAAGGTTGGGTAACTCCAACCGATAGAGAATCTTATTATGTATATGCTTTATATGACCTGAATGGATGGCCTTTCTATATAGGCAAGGGTAAAAACCTTCGTTTAAATAATCATGTAAAGCCAACTCTACTCAAAGAAAACTGCTACAAGAATTTTAAAATTAAAAAGATTCTTAAAGAGCAAGGTTATCTTAAAAGAGAGATTCTTTGCTATTGTGAATCAGAAGAGTCCGCACTAAATCTAGAAAAAGATTTAATTGCAGCTTATGGCATTTATACAGAAAACGGCCTTCTGACTAACCACTCCAAACATCATTGGGACTTGCCAGCCAAGGCTTACGTAAAGAAAGCAGAAGCCCAGAAAGTTGAAAGACAAAGCCGTGTTTCTGATGAGTTGATTTTAAAAGCTTATAACTCTTGGAAATTTGATTTTGTCTCCATCCTCTCTCTAGCTGAAGGTTTAGGTCTTTCATCTTCTTATCTCGGTAAGGTTTTTGAAGGCAAGAAACGGAAAGATTTAGGTCTTACTATTGAAACGCCCAGTAGACAATCACTTCGTTTAGGTATGGGTAAGCAACAACTGATTGAGTTTGCTGAAGATCGGTTCGTTAATAAATTTTCCTATAGTCAATTAATGTCTAAATATTCTATGCCTAAAACAACAGTTGCTAGAGTTCTTAAGATGGAAGGTGTTTATTCTTTTCTTAAAGAACTTTATCCAGACGAACTTAAAAATAAGGAGTCCATTTATGGCCCATGAATTAGCTCGCTTTCGTAGCAAGCTGTTCGATACTCCCCTCCTAGTGGACTCTAAAAGTTTTGAATCTATTCTTAACTATGTAGACAAGCGTTGTGAAGGGACTGTTGATGTTGTGCAGAAAGAAGCTAGTAATGAGTTCTCGATGTATAGCACTTTGCATTATGCGGAATCAAATCTTGGTGTTATCCACATCTCTGGCCCACTGACTAACAAGTCAACTGGATGGGAAGCATTGTGTGGTGGTACATCGTATGAAAGTATTAAAGAAGACTTTGAAGCCTTGCTTGAAGCTGGTACTAAGACTGTAGCCTTTATGGTTGAGTCTGGCGGCGGTGAAGCCTACGGTATGATGGATACTGGTAACTATCTGCGTAAGTTGGCAGATGAAAACGGTGTTCGTATCATCTCGTATGTCGATGGCCTCAGTGCTTCGGCAGCCTACGGTCTTACTGCTATCTCTGATGAAATCATCTCTAATAAGAATTCTGAAATCGGTTCTATCGGTGTCTTGATTCGTTTGATGAATGATTCTAAAGCTCTTGAGATGGAAGGTTATCAGCGTTCCTTCATTAGTGCTGGCACTCAGAAGATTCCATACTCTGAAGACGGTTCTTTCCGTAAAGAGTTCTTGGATGACTTGCAATACAAAGTAGACACTCTCTACACAGACTTCGCAGAGTATGTTGCTGAACACCGCAACTTGTCTGTAGAAGCAGTTCGGAATACTCAAGCAAACACTTTCCTAGCGGGAGACGCGATTGCCTTGGGCCTAGCTGACCGGATTCTTACTCAGGAAGAGTTTTATTCGTACCTATCGGGCGAAGCCCAAACCAATAAAGAAGGAAGTTCGATGAGTAATCGTATCTTTAAATTTAGTAAAACCAATACTGAGGAAACTCTGAATATGTCGCAACTCGCTGAATTGCAAGCACAACTTGCACAGTACGAAGGCCAAGTAGCAGAGCTTACCTCTGTCAAAGAAACCCTGACTACTCTCCAATCTGCATTTGCAGAAAAAGAAGCAGCCCTGACTGAAGCACTTGCTCAAGTAGCCTCTGCGGAAGCTGCCGCTGTCACCGTTAAACTGGACGCACGTAAGTCCAAACTTGCCGCTGTAATGTCCGCTGACAAACTGGAAGCTGTTTCTGCTTCCCTGTCCAGCCTTGACGACTCGGCATTTGAAACTGTTCTGAGTGGTTTTGCTGCACAGAAACAAGCTCTTGAAGCATCTGACATGTTTACAGAGATTGGCGACCAAGGTACTGAAGCTGTTGTAGAGACTACCTCGAAAGCTAAAACTTCTACCGAAGATCAAATTAAACAAAAACTCGGTCTAGTATAAGTCTAAAGACTTTACGCACTACTCTTTAAAAGGAAACAAATATGCCTTTCGTTGCTGCTACTTTCGTACAACGCTTCTCTGATCTTGTTGTACATGAGCTTGACCCATCTGTTGGTTATAGCCGCCGTGACCTGAACGTCACCCCTATCACTCCAGCTATCCGTATGGGTACTGTAGTTTATCGTGCCAAGTCTGCTGACCTCACTGCTGCTTGGACCGTACTGGCCTCTGCTGCTCCTCTGGTATTGACTAATGAATTCGCTGTTGTTTATGGCGATCATTTCTCGTTCAATCCTTCGTTCGTTCCTCGTGCAATTGCTGCAAATCAATATAACGCTGTTGGTTTTGTTGGTACTTCGGGTGCTCTGCAACTGAAAGAATACTACATCAAACAAGTTGCAAAAGACACCGCTCCTAATGGTGGCGCTGCCCTGACTGATGCTCAAGTTGAAACCCTGAAGGGTCTGCTTGAGCAACAAGGCATCCAAGTTCTCAAAACTGTTTAATTACAGATTATATTTAAGGAATTATAAATACTATGGCAATTGTACTTGACCGCACTAATCTGGGTAAGGTTGTAGATCGTACCGAATCCCTGATTGTTATCCCAAACACCGTTGGTATCACCAATGCTCTGGGCCTGTTCCAAGACGACTATCGCAGTCAGAAGAACATTGAAATTGTTCGCAGCACCAAGAAAAGCCACATTCTGGAAGACCGTAACTGGGATGAGCGTAATCAGACTATTGCTGGTCGTCAACACGACTCGCTGCTGCTGAAGATCCCTCACTTCCCTCTGGACGATGCAATCACTCCTAACGATATCGACGGTATTGTTCAGGCTGGTTCGCTGGCAGAGTTTGCTGAGCTGGAAACCGTTGCTTCGGTTCGTGCTGACAAGATGATTGATATGCGTGAAGCGCATTCCCTGACCCTTGAAGCTGCTCGTATGCAGATGATTGTAACTGGTACTGCTTATGCTCCTCGTGGCACTGTAGTTACCAACTTCTACACCGAGTTTGGTGTTACCCGTACTGAAATTGATGTTGATTTCTCGGGTGCTGCTGACCCTCGTGCAACCATCAACACCGCTAAGAAAGCAGTTCGTAACGGTCTGCGTGATGGTCAAGCCGGTACTGTTCGTTCGTTCGTAGTACTGTGCTCTGATTCGTTCTATATGGCTCTGCAACAAAACGCCTTCGTAACTGATGCATTCAAGTATGTTGACCAAGGTCAAGCTCTGAGTGTTCTGTTGGGTCGTGGCGGTAATGACGTTGCTGGTCTGGACGCTCGTTTCGAACAAATGTCCCTGTTCGGTTGCACCTTCATCAACGCTGGTGCTGCTGGTTACGAGAATGCTGCTGGTACTTTCGTACCGTTCATTCCAGAAGGTGATGCTTACATGCTGCCTGTTGGTGTGCGTGACCTGTTCAAAACTTACTACGCTCCGGCTAACCGTTTTGGTACCGTGAACCGTCGTGCTCAGGGTAGCTACTGGTACGAATACCTGAACGAAAAAGATGACATCATCGAAATCATGACTGAGCAAAACTTCTTGAACGCATTGCTCAATCCTGCTGCTGTTGTTCGTTTGTTCCTCTGATTGTAAATTATAATAGGGGCTTGAAAGAGCCCCATATTCTGGAGTAAAAGAATATGGCTGTAGAAACTAAAAATGGTTGGATCTTCGCTGTCCGTCAACTTGATGGTGCGATCGTAGGTGCAACTGTTCCCGCTGCAAGTACCACTGTTGCTGGTAAAGTAAAACAAATTACTTTTACTGCTCAACAATCCCCAGCATTTGCAGACCTTACTGCTGTAACCACAGCTTATAATGCATTGCTTACTAAATTGATTGCTGCCGGTATTATGCCTGCTGCGTAAGTATAAAGGGCAGAGTTAACTCTGCCCTTGTAGTTTAGAATATTTTGTGCTAAGCTGTTCAATCAAATTTTAAATAAAGGAGATTGAAAATGCTAGCCCCAACATTTGTAGACGATAATGCACTTTGTGTGTTCGCTGTAGAATTATATAATTCTGGTAAACTCAAGAAAGAGGTTGCTGAGATTCTGGGTATCAACCCGCGAACACTCTATGATAAGCTAAAAGCTTTCGGATTTTCTATATACAAAGAAAGGTCCGAAGGGTTATCTGCTGAACAAGAAGTTCAAGTTGCTGGTATGTATGCAGATGGGATAACAATTGATAATATTGTTATTCAATTGAATATTACTATCCAAGATGTTCGTAAAGTATTTAAGAAGTTTGATATTAAACCTAAAAACCATAAGTTCTATAGGGAAAGGTATATAAATAAAAATTCTTTTTCTGATACAGATGAAGAAGAATGCGCTTATTACTATGGTTGGATTGTAAGTGATGGGTGTCTCTCTTCAACAGGAACTGTGACACTCTCCGTGCATACTAAAGATATTGAAATCTTAGATAATCTTAAAGCATATGTTGGAGGTAACAGGGCTATCTACTCTGGTGTAACAAGTCCTGACCCCAGAACTGGCACTATTTATCAAGTATCCTCTTTCTCGTTTCAGGATGATGATCTAGCTGAGAGACTTGTTAGTTTTGGGCTTGAGCAAAGAAAGTCTACTAAAGAAACTTGTCCAGAATGCTTCAAACTTAACCGCCACTTTTGGAGAGGAATGTTAGAGGGTGATGGTTGTATCTCTAAAACAAGTAATAATTTTGACTTAGTCGGGAGCGATGAAATTGTTCAAGACTTTGCTAATTATTGCAAGTTCTTATTCCCAGAGTGCAAGCCCAGATTCTACAAGAAAGGTTCGATTAGTGTAGTCAGTCTTTGCAGTAAAGTATACTCTAAACAAATCCTAGATGAATTGTACAGAGACTGTAAATACAAATTATCTAGAAAGTACAATATTTATTTGGAGAAATACTATGGCACTAACTCCGGTTGAGGAAGTAAGATTTTTAATTGGTTTAGGCCCTACGTCACCTTTTGCAAATCTAGTCTCAGACGCTGAAATTGAGTGGGCTCTTGAGCGTACCAATGGAAACATCATTCAAGCCGCACGACTGATAGCCATCTCTCTTTCGTTTCAGTTAGCTGGTTACAATACCCGAGAAAGAGTAGGTGATGAAGAAATCTGGAACTCTGTTTCCACTTCTTATCTCGCAGCACTTAAGAACTTTATTACAGACCCTGCTGTACTGATCCCAAATGGTTTGATGCCTTGGTCTGCTAACAAGTGTCCAAGTAAGCTTATGAGTATTGAAATCTGTGACGGCGATAATTGCAAGGAAGCTTGTGAATGTGCTTGCGAGAGTACATCTGCTTGTAATTGTGCAGCTGGTCCTACTTTCTGAGGTTAAGTTATGGCTCTTAGATTTAACCTTATTAAGTTTACAGATGTAGTAGTTACACGAAGACTCGCAGGTACGTTTGTAGATGGTGATTGGGTAGAAGGAACTACTGAAACATTTACAGCCGGACTTAAAGTTCAACCTGTAAAACCTTTTGAACTTCTTCAGTTTCCTGAATCAGATAGGTCACGAGAGTGGCTTAAGGTGTATTGTAATACTCACAACCTTAGATCACAAATTGAAGGCACAGTAGGTTTTGACGCCGATGAATTCCAGTGGGATTCTATTATTGATGGTGTTCCTTACACTTTCAAAATCATGAAGACTTATAGGTTTAAGGATTCGTGTATTGATCATTGGAAGGGCTGGGCTGCTAGAACAGAACTCACCCCAAACTAAAAGGATAACAAAATGTCTTTTAAGTTGAAGGTTGATAAGTCTGGTTGGGAGAAGATGAAGAAGGAACTTCTAAAAGGAAGTCAATTAGAGGTTCAAGTTGGTATTGTTGAACCTACCTACTACGGAAGTGACAACGACAATCTATCTGTTGCACAAGTCTGGCAGTGGCAAGAGGAAGGCGTACCAGCTCAGAATATCCCAACACGCCCAGCTATCAGAGTTGGATTTATGGCTCCGATTAAAAAAGGACTGTACGACTCGTATTTTGTTGAGAGTATTCAGCGAATTGCCGAAGGAAAAAGCACCTTCAAACAAGAGTACACAAGGATTGGTGCCATGGCTAAGGGTGACTTGAAAGAGGCTGTTGAGCTATGGGATTCCCCACGAAACAGTCCATATACGGTTGACCTTAAAGGGTTTGACAACCCACTGATTGATAGCGGACTTCTTTATGAGTCTATTGATTTTAAAGTAGATAAGAAAGGGAGTAACTGATGGCAGGTATTTATACAGATGTTAGAGCTGCCATTCGTAGAAGTGCTCTGGCAGCCCTTTCAGAGTTTGTAAACCCTATCGTGATTTTTAGTAATTCGAACGGAACTGAACCTGCTGAGAGTTATGTTGTTGTAAACATTCTGAATATTGAACAGCAGGGCCATCATAGTACATCCACGTTAGCTAATACTAATGAGACATTGACGTTTCAAGTGGCTTACGAGGTCATGTGTCAACTAAGCTTTATTGGAAGTTTGAGTGGTGATATGTCGCAAAGCTTCACACAGAACATTAATAACAACCCCCTTACTCGTTTAGAGTTGCAAAGAAATAAATTAGGGTTGATGAGGAAAAGCCAGATTCGTAGGGCACCTCAGAAACGAGATACCAAATGGGTTGAGTATCATAATCTTGATGTAACATTTAACTACATCATTATTACTGACCAACTTGTTGATGTTGTTGAAGGCGTAGTCATTGCTGATGAGGCTTCAGAGATTCCATTAATTATAAAAATTCCAGAAAGTATCATTTATCCGTAGCAATGGCTACACAACAAAGGATCATATAAAATATGAGCGATCTTAATGATGTAGTTTCGGTTGTTATTACAGACCAGACTACTGCTATTGCTACCGCAAGTTTCGCCGTTCCCCTTATCTTGGCTACGTTCACAAACTTTTCAGAACGTACCCGCACTTATACCAGCATTACAGATGTTGGTGCAGACTTTGCTACCACTGATAAAGCTTTTATCATGGCTCAACAAGTCTTCGGTCAATCCTCTGTAATTGGCGCTCCACCTCCTTCAGTTGTAATTGGTCGTCGCCAAGTTGACAGTGTAGTGTTTACCCCCACTGTTGCAGACAGCACTGTCTACACTATCATTCTGAATGGTACTACTTACACTTTCACCTCCGGTGTTGGGGCAACAGCAACTACTATCGTAACAGGTTTGAAAGCTGCTATCGGTACTCCGGCTGGTATTACTGTCGGCGGCACAGCCACTCTTACTTTGGCTGTCACTACTCCGGGTAACCCTTGGAGTGTTAAAGCTTCGGTTAACCTTGTTGGTGTAAACACTGCTACTGAAACTTGGCCTGCTGCACTCTTGGCTGTTGATGCTGAGAATGATATTTGGTATTGCTTGACTGCTGAGACTCAGGTACTTGCTGAGCAATTGGCACTGTCTGACTTGATTAATTCTATGGATAAAATCTATGGCTTGTCCTCGGCTGACACTGTAGCACCAACCACAGGCCCCACAGATATTGGTGCTGTTCTTAACGCTAAATCTGCTTCTCGTACCTTTGGTGTTTACTCTGCTACATCGGCTACTGAGTATCCAGCAGTTGCATGGATTGGTAGTCAACTGGCGGTCACTCCAGGTGCAAATGATTGGGATTTCAAGCGTGCTAGTGGTGTTACTCGCAGCATCCTTACCCCAACTCAGATTACCAATTTGCGCAATAAATCTTGGAACTTTTACCGCACAAAAGGCGGTGTTGATATCTTCCAAGACGGCAACATGTTTGATAAAAAACCGATTGATGTTCGAATTGGTAAAGACTGGTTGAAAGCTCGTCTTCAGGAAGGTATCTACTTCCGTATTATCAACAGCCTCAAAATCCCAATGACTGACACTGGCCTTTTGATTGTGGAGAATGAAATTCGTGCTGTACTCTCCTTGGCTGAAAGTAACGGTTTGATTGATAGTGGCTGGAAAATTACTACGCCTCCTGTTTTGAGCATTCCAGCGACTCTTCGTGCTCAACGTGCTGCTGGTGTGTTTGTTATTCAAGCCCGTTTGCAAGGTAGTATCCGCAGCGTTTCCATCCAATTCTACCTTTCTGTATAATACCGGAGTAACTAATGAGTTCTAACTATATTGGTAATTATGCCCCGGATGACTTTACGATTGTAATTTCGAAAGGGGATTTTGTCCACACTGTATCTGGTTTCGCAGATGGCACCTTCGTTTCAATGAACCGTTTGGTGCCATCTAGCACGCCATATCAAGGTGTTGGTAAATCAAATTCCTTCGGTCGTGTAAAACGTAGTGTAACTGGTATGACTGTAGATATTACTCTGCATCAATACTCACCATCCAACACTGTTCTACAACAGCTCCAAATTGCTGATGCAAACACTACGGATAATACTTGGGTGTTTGCAGTTACTATCAAAGATCTGAGCGGTCAAACTGTAGCCTCTTCTAACAGTGCAATTATTGCCTCTCCTCCAGCAGTAACTTTTGGTTCGGATACCTCCACTCGTGATTGGCAGATTCACTTCTTTGGTAGTGATTTGTTCATTGGTGGCAACATGCCTTTGGCTCCTGCTGAAGTCGCTGCTGTTGAAGCAGCGGGCGGTACAGTCGATCAAAGATGGCGTCTAAATCCTTAATTGGTATTAGGGGTTGAAATATACCCCTATAATTTAAGGAGATTTTATGGCAATCGCTAACTATTCCCCAGAGTCTGTAAACTGCCTAGCTTTTGGTATCCCATTAGATGGTTTTGCAGAGGGTACATTCATTACTATCACAAAAGATAGAATTCCTTACCGCACCACAGAGACATCAGATGGAAGTGTTGCTAGATTATATAGCAATAGTCAAACATACACGATCTCTTTAACACTTCATAGGGGTTCAACTTCTAATGATGTGTTAACGAAACTGTGGCAACTTGACGAACTAACCCAGCGTGCTAAATTCCCGTTATTCATTAAAGACCTTTCTGGTACGGACTTGTTCTTTTCAACTAACACTTGGATAGAAGGAATTCCTAGTATGGTTCAAAGTACCAATTTTGATGCCCGTACATGGACACTTAGATCTTCGCAAGCTGCCATCAATATTGGGAGTAACCAAGATGCAAGTGGTATTCTACAAGACTTGTTTAATATTGCATCTATTGGTGTTCCGGTGATTGAGGATCTACTTCAATGACTAATAGTTTTACTGTAAATACTTACTCACCTCACGATGTTATTCTAACCATAAGTGGATACCAATTTACTGGGTGGGATACTATAACAATTAACCGAAGTGTGAAAGGTTTCACTCCTATTCGTGGTATCCGTGGTAAAAACACGAGAGTTAGAAATGCAGACACTTCCGCAACAATCGGTATTGCATTACTTCAGTCCTCTCAAGGGAATGACGTAATGTCCGATATTCACCAGCAAGATTTGGTGAATGGTACGGGCCGACTGGCTTTGATGTTAAAGGATAAGTCAGGTAGAAGCGTATTCTCTTCAAATGAAGCTTTTATAGTAGGATTCCCTACTTCCAGATTCAGTGGTCAGTTTGAATACCGTGACTGGGAACTGTTCGCCCAATCCACTGACACGTTTACTATTGGTGGTAATGCAAGACCATCAAACCTAGTTGATGGTTTATTGGATGGTGCAACAGACTTTATAAATAACATATTTTAAATCTGAGATAAAATAAATGGCAGCTCCACAATTTCAAGTATTGGAACAAACAACTATTACTGTAGATGGTGAAGACTATCTAGTAAGTGCTATGCCTGCAACAAAGGGTTTGATGTTCATTGAGAAACATCAAGAAGCTATTGATGCAGGTAAAGCGGACCTCAGTCAGATGAAACAAATCATCTGTAACTATGTGTCCAAAGATAATATGCAAATCACCGAGAAGACTTTTGATATTTCTTTCTCTAGGAAATATGCTCATCTAAACAAGCTCTATAAGGAAGTGTTGAACTTCAACTTTGAAGAGCTTTTTCAGGCACCCGATACAGAAGAGTAATTGATCCAGCTGTATCGGGTAAAGCCCCACCAACACCACTAGAAAGAGAAATAGACAAGACATTCTCCCAGCATTGGAGCATCTATCGGATTGCTATGCATGAGAAAGGGGGTCTTGAGTTGGCTGCTGAGATGGAGTGGAAGTACTCTACCAGACAAATGCTGAAAATTGTAGAGCTTCTTGATATTCATGATTCTCTTTCAGAGCAAGCTAGAAACAAAGCAGCAGCTAATAAAAATAAACCGAAATGACGGAGTAACATACTATTAATATTGCATCTTACTTCGCAAGTATAGGCTTTTCTGTTGACACTAAGGGTCTTAAGAAGGTTGATAAGGCTTTAGCTGATCTAGAAAAGAAACTTAAGAAATTTAGTGGTTTTGGTAATTCACTAAATTTCGGCATTGGTAACTTTACAGTTGACCAACGAAAACTCGAAAAAGTTCTTGGCACTGCTTTGGACATAGCTAGTAACCGAGTTGTCTTTGATATCAATAAGTTTGTTGTCAATCAAGCTGCCTTGAATCAGACGGTTGCCATTGCAATGGCGCGTGCTGGTATGGCTCATCCAATGAGGATTACTCCTCAAGCAGTTCCTAGTACCCACACTCCTGCTGTTACTCCACAAGGTCGTACTAAAGAGGCTGCTGTGACTGGTGTTGCCGCTGGTGCGGCACGCGGGCGTGGAATGCCTAGCCTACTTGGCCCAGCTATTGCCCTAGGCCTTGGTGGTTATGGTCTGTCGAGCCTCAATAAGCGTAACCAAGAAGTTGTAGCTGCCCAATTGCAGACACAAGCCGTTATCATGGGTAATGGTGGTACAGCAGAACAAGGTGAACAATCATTCGATTGGCTCCGTAAGACTGCAAACCGCGTGGGCTTCAATTACCTTGAATCTTCGGGTGACTTCAACGTACTGACATCAAACCTTCTTGGGTCTGGCGGTACTGTTGCACAGTCGCAAAATATCTTTAAAGGTTTTGCTGAATATGGTAGGGTTAATAAACTCTCGCCAGCAAGGCAGAAATTAGTATTTAACGCACTGTCTCAAATTGCTGGTAAAGATAAGCTCCAATCTGAAGAACTTACCAAACAACTTGGTAACAGTCTTCCGGGGGCTAAAGATATCTTTGCGCAAGCTTGGCAGCAAAAGACAGGTGGCAATCTCACAGGAAGTAAGGCGATCATTGCTCTTGAAGCTGCAATGAAAAAAGGTCAAGTTCGTGGTGATATTCTTAACATAGCTGCCAACATTGCCAGTGAGAAAGCTCAGCCCGGGCTAGCTAAGGCATCTCAAGCATCTCAAGCTGAACAAGGTCGTTATCAAAATGCTATAAGTGATATGGCTATCGTGGCATCAAATGCCGGTGTAGAAGAAGGCTTTGCCCGTATCTTTCGTACCCTTACAGCCGGTTTGAGTGAAAGTGGTAGTTTGGTTAAGGCTCTTGCAGAAGGCTTTAATGACGCTACAAAATGGGCTGATGATTTGCTTCTCTTCCCACAGTCTTTTGCTAGGGCTCTTGAGGGTAAAGACAGCCTTGTAGCAGATTGGCTTGGTGTTGACAAGACAAAAGAATTGATCCAAGATTGGAAGGATATTAAGCAAATCTTTTCAGACATATCCTCTATTAAGTTTGACTTTCTCCCCACATTAAAATCTACAGCAGAAGAAATTTCAACAATCATGAACGCGATTGGTGAATTTCAAAGATGGAAGACAGGACAGTCAACATCAACTACGATCAACTACGATGAAATTGATAAAGTTGACCCTTTCGGTCTGGGTAGTTATACAAGTCCAGTAGGTATTGCAAAAGCTGCAACCAACAATTTTATGGTTAATATTGATAAAGCTCAGGCACGGGGTGCTGCTGTTTATGGTAACCCTACTTCTCCATTCTACGGTAAACCTGAAGAATATGACCAGAACCAAAAGAACATGGCTATGGACCAAGCAGAAGCTCAGGCTAATTCAACGGTGACATCTAATCAATTTGATATAAGTATCAATATTGACCCAGTTACTCTAGCCAATATGGATGTTGAGGCTCAAGCGCAAGAACTCGGAAGTTGGTTTCGTAATGAGCTTGAAAAAGCCACCGTAGCATTCCCGGAAAAGGAGTAATAACTATATGTCGTTAGCCATCCGGTGGGGTGAAGATAATGAAGAAACGGGTGGGTTCGTCTATCTAGATTCTGTGACAGTATATACCCAAAACTATAGCGGTAAGGTCACGAAACACCCGGTGGATTCAGGAGTCAATATCACTGACCACTTCATCAGAGACAACTTAAGGATTACCTTATCCTGTGTCATCTCAGGTGTTGATATCTCTACGGGCACTTATCTTATCCAAGATAACTCCGGGAATGCACCATTCAACTCTCAAGAAGCCCCAATTGCTGTGTCTGTTAACTCTACAGACGCAAGCGTCCTTAAGAAGTTCATCCCAGACAGTATAGGTCAGTTCCTTCCAGATAGTACACCAGATGTTGCAATGGACCCTGCAAGGATTGACCTTACTGAACAAATCAGAGATGCCTTGGTTAGTCTTATTTCTGGTGAAATCTTTAACGAAGATACAGGTCAATTTGATCCAAATATTCAGCTTGTTCGTCTGTTTGAGTTTGACAAGCAACTTCTTAAAAAGATCATCAACAGACTTGTAATCACTAATATAATTTTTAAAGAAGATGCTAACAGCGGTTATGGTTTGTACTGTGATATTACTTTTGAGCAGGTTACTTTTGCTTACTTGAAGAAGACTCGTATCCCCTCCAGTATCCTTCTTAAGAAAGCTTCTCAGAAGAGTATGAAAGGGAAACAAGACAGTACCCCTCAGGATGTCGGTACTGGTGAATCACCTAAAGAAACTGACCCACTAAGACAAGCAACGGCGGTGCAATAATGACCCTTAAATATGTTGCACTAGATCTTTTTCCAGATGCTTTCTATGAGTATTCGGTTGCACTTCAAGGTGTTAGTTATATCTTGCAGTTTACTTACAATGAGAGATGTAAACTTTACTTTCTTTCGCTGCTTACTGCTGATAATGAGATGATTGTGTCTGGTGCGGCTCTTGTCCCGGACTACCCTGTACTGCAAGACTACGCCACATTCCCACTCACAGGATTCTTCTGGTTGGAAGAAAAGGCAGAAATCAAAACAGAGGCTTATAAAACCTACCCAGATTCATTAGATCAATTTTATAACTTCTTTTACATATATGACGATGAAGAGTAAATATGGAAATCTATCAACGAAACAGAGTCTACCAACTAATCATTGGAGATTACAAAAATAAACAAGGTTTGTTAGTTGATAGTTTGCAAGTTACATTTGATATCAGCAAAAGCACGAATAACAAGAAACGCACCAACTCAGCAGCTATTGAAATTTACAACCTATCTGACGAATCTTTAAAACTGCTTGACCTTGATTATCCTGTTGCTTCCTTCTCTGCTGGATATAAAGATACTGGTGGAGTGAAGCTCCTTTTCTCTGGTAAAGTAACTAACGTCAGCACCCGTAAAAGTGGTGCTGACCGTGTTACTCAAATCCAAATGGGTGCTGGCTACACTGAACTAAATCATCAAGTGCTGAGTGAGTTGGTTCCTCCGGGGGGTACGGTTAAGGATGTTGCTGAGGCTATTCGAAAAAATCTTCCGGGTGTTTCTCGTGGGCTGTACAACGGAACTAACCTTAATAACCCAATTATCTATGGTTACCCTTTAATGGGTACTCCTCGTGAGATGCTTGATGAGCTGTCTGAAAAGTACGCTGTAGATTGGCAAGTTGAGGGCGACACTCTTTACCTACACAACATTGACAGGGCTAACACTGAGAACTTCCCACAAGCTTATGTTATATCTCGTTATACAGGGTTAATGGATAAAGCTTATCGTGTTGCCGGCGATAAGCGTAGGTCAAAGAAAGACCAAGCCCGTAAACCCGGTGTTCAACTTAAGATTCTATTGAACCCTGACATTGTGGCCGGAGATATTATTAAGCTAGAAGACTCCCTTATCACAGGCTGGTTCAGAGTAGACGACCTTCGGCATACTGGTGGATGGCGTTCAAACGACTGGTATACGGAAATAAGAGCAACGGCACTAGAGAAGGTAACCACTTAATGACAACAGATGTTATTCAAGACCTTATAGTGTCAGCCTTTAACTCTCAAATTAATAATCTTTACACAGCAATCCCCTGTATTGTAGTGGGTGTAAGAGATGGTTCTACTGTAGACATCCAACCAACTATTAATCAGAAGTTTAAAGATGGTACAATTAAAGAGCGTCCAGTTATTCTCGGTGTTCCAATCTCTTTCCCTGTTAGTAACACTGGCGGCATGACTTTCCCAATCAATCCCGGAGATACTGGGACAGCCATATTCTCTATGAGGAATATGGATGGTTGGAAGGGTGGTAATGGTAGACCATCAAGTCCAATGAACTTCGCTAAAATGGACAAAGGGGATGCAATCTTTATTCCCGGCATCCAACCTCCGGGCGTATCAGTAAATAGTGCTGGTAAGCATGTTCTTACTCACGACACTAAAGATACGGTGATGTTTAGTAACGTAGGTGGTTCTGAAGCTGAAATAAGAATTAAAGCTGATGGCAGTATAGAGATTAATACATCAAGTCAACCCGTTACTATTAATTGCTTAGATGCTAATGTAAACGCCTCAAACTCTATTAATTTAAACGCTCAAACGATGGTTGTTGATGTTCCAAATATGACTTTCATAGGCAATATTGTTCATCAGGGTGATTATACTCAAGTTGGAACTTACACACTTAATAGTATTAATATCAACCTGCACAAACACACAGGCGTTACTGTTGGTACAGGAACTTCGGGGACAATGGTTTAATATGGACCTACTACTTATAGTTGAAACCAATGATGCTGTATTCTTCAACGGGCCGCTGACTAAAGAATATACAACCCAACCATTTACTCAAACTGTAGAACAACGTTTGCGTATTCGGCTACAGACTTTTTTGGAAGAATGGTTTTGGGACACTACTTATGGTGTGCCTTACTATCAGTCTTTACTTGGCCACAAACAAACAAGTAAAGCAGCTGCTGATCTAATATTCCAGAGTCAAATTCTTTCCGAAGTTGGTGTTAAGGAGATTGTTTCCTTCAAATCTACATTTAAGAACAGACAATACTCCTTGGTGTTCCAAGCTAAAGTGGTGAACGGTGAGAATACACCTCTGATCACGCTCAACAATATAATTTAAAGGATTCAAACATATGGCGGGCGTGACTGATTCCGGCTTTATAATTAAAAGACTTACTGAAATCTATGGTGATAAAGCAGCACTTGCTGTCCAGCTATTCCAAGACTTAGTTGCTGTTGGTGATATCGTAGACACATCATCTAGCTCTATTCTAGGCCGTTTGATTGCATTAGACTCCCCAAGCGAAGCAGACCTCTGGGAAGCAGCCCAAGAAGTCTACGCAGCCTTTGACCCAAACTCTGCTACAGGTATTGCTCTTGATAACCTTGTAGCTTATGCTGGTCTGACACGAAAAGAGCAAACTTTCACAACTTCGTCTATTCTGGTTGCTGGTGACACGAACACCCTTATCCCCGTAGGACAGACTGTAAGTAGCTCTACAACTGGGGAACAATTCACCACAGTTGGTGCTATTTCCCTATCCCCCAGCAGCGCTAGTGGTATAACCGTCTCCGTAGTCACCCTACAGAATAGCACAGCTTACACCATCACTTATGCCAATACAACAACCTCCAACACCATCACATTTACGTCTGATGCGAGTGCCACGGTTGCTGAAATCTTGGCTGGGTTGCAAGGGGTTATTGCTGGTGCTCACCCAACACTGAATTCTTCTGTTGTTGGCACCACTCTCGTAATCAATCGCAATGATATCTTCCAAACTGTAAACTTCACTACTTCAGTCAATCTTGGTATTAACAAAGTACGTACTGTTGGTGAAGTAGTTGCTGTAGACTCCGGTATTATTGTCCAACCTGCAAATACGATTGATACCATTCTCACACCAATGCTTGGCTGGGACAGTGTAAATAACCCTGTCGCAGCTACTCCCGGCGAAGATCGTGAGACGGATGAAGAACTTCGTCTACGCTTTCGTAACGGTAAGTTTGACCGTGCAACCAACACTCTTGATGCTATTTACTCCGCTCTCATCAACTTAGATAATGTTAGTGAAGTAACTATTTATGAGAATGATACAAGTGTTGTAGATGGTAATGGTGTTCCTGCACACAGCTTTCTTCCAATCGTTGTTGGTGGTTTGAGTACA